CAGTGCGTATTTAACTCCAGAATACTGGGCTTTAGGCCACAAATTTATGTACAATGGTGGAAGTGTAGCTTTAGAGATTGATAGCTCTGGTAATGTTGGTATTGGAGCAAGTCCATCTTCATTGCTAACAGTTCATGGAAGTCAGCCTGTTATTACTTTATCTGATTCAGATACTTCAAGTACATCTACAATTTCTGGTAATTCAGGTCATTTAATTTTTAACGCTGACAGTGGTCAGGATGCATCAAGTAATACGATAGATTTTCAAGTAGATAATGACCAAAAAATGAGGATAACAACCGATGGCACAGTGGGTATTAACACAACCACAATAGATGCTAATAATTTTGGGGCAGGGGCTGGGATATTAACAGTTGCTTCAGACACAGGCAGTGCAAAGACTGCAATGCTTAATCTTGTTGGAGATGGTAATGATACCGATGGAACAAGAGTAGCTTCTCTTTTTTACAATGATGCTTCAGCAACTGGGGCAGGTGCTACCCTTGCAGGAATAGAGGCTTACAGAGCTTCTAATCACGCTACTGATCCAGGTGCTAATTTATTATTTAATACTAATTCATCAGGTGGTGCTTATAGCGAAAAAATGCGTATTACAAGTGGTGGTGATGTAACTGTAACTGGTGGGACATTAAGTGTTACTACAAATAGCGCAACTGGTGGAACTGATACTGCAAATGCTCTAGAGATTTATAAAAGTGGTGAAACTACTGTAAGTCAAAATGTTCTTGTTTATAGTGATGCTAATGGCTACTCAAATGGGTGGTGCATTAATATGGATGAGAATACAGGGGGTTCAGTAACTCGACAGAGTAATTCTTATAAATCTTTATTTTACTTCCAAGATATTAGAACCACTAGTTCTCCAAATGAAAAACATAATTTTGGTGAATGGGATGGTACAAACTTTAAACCACTTTGTTATATGTATACTTCTACAGATGGCACAGATGATGATGCATCTAATGTTGAAGTTCTAGCATCAGGAGCAAATTCAACTAATGCTAATGCTTGGCTTAATATACGATCAAAAGGAGTTTACTATGGTGGTTTGAATTATTATTCAGACACTACACATATTGGGTCAATACTTGGCCATCTTGATGGATCTCAAAAAGAACTTAGAACGTACATTGGTGGTAGTGGAACGTATCCTCAAGCTAACGGAACTTATGTTACTAGAATAAAAGCAGATGGCACTTTTGTTATAAAAACTAATTTAGGAATAGGAGAAGATAGTCCTGATTACCCTCTGCATATTACACACTCAAATCCAGTGGTTAAGCTTGAAGCAGATGGCAATAATGATAGAGGTATTCGTCTTTACGGGGGAACGACAGAAAAGGCTAGTATCTTGTGGAATGAAGGGAATGCTAACTTTTTCTTTAAAAACTTTAGGACTGATGCAAATATTTCGTATGCAAATATAGGATTTTTTACTGGTGGTGGTACTGCGTCTACTCCTGCTCTACGTTTAAATATTAACTATGCAGGTGCTATCGGGTTCACTCAATCTGGTAATACTACAAGTACAAACCAAGATCCCAATAATATGGAATATGGATCAAGTGGTCAGGTTTTAACTTCAAATGGAAACATTTCACCACCGACATGGCAAACATCTTCAGGTATGTCAGTAGGAAAATCAATAGCACTAGGATTAGCATTCGGATAGGAGAATATTAAATGGCAGTACCCAATCTAGTAAACACAACTCAATCATATGGAGTAACGAAAGCAAAGGCTCTGACTACATCTTGGCTATCAATACTGGGGGATGCTAATAATGATATGACTAGTACTGGGGTTGTTCCTTCAGACTATTCGGCTAAAGTACATTCACTTGTTATTTCAAATATTGATGGCTCAAATGCGTGTGATGTTTCTGTAATTTTATATAATGCATCTACTGCTACAAATTTTTATTTGGCTTCTACAATTTCAGTGCCAGCAGATACATCTTTAGTAATAATTTCTAATGATTCTCCCATATGGGTGGATGAAGGTGATACGATACAATGTGTAGCATCTGCTAATAGTGACCTTAATGCCGTATGTTCATTTACATTATTTGCTGACTAATGTCTTTTAATTATCCCTTTTATAAATCACAAGTAGGCACTGCTACGGCTATGACTCCTACAACGGATGGGGGTGTTAAAAAAATACTGCACGGTTTTGCTAATACTGAGTATTTAGTCTCTAATAATTCTTACAGTGGAGCAGCACTTTCAGCAACAAAAGATATGACTAATTCAAGTAGTAGGTCAATTAATGCCGGCTACAATCCATATACAGGAAATGCATTAACTCCAAATGGCACAAGATATTATTGGAATGATTGGTCAAATGACGTTTTTGATGGATGGGGTGATTTTAATATATTTAATCCAGCTACGAATACAGCAGAATACATTTCTTTTGCTACCCAAAATGGTCCAGATGGTACAATATATTCTGAAACTCAAACCAAGCATAGTAAGACTTTTGAAATAAAACATGGATGGGTAGCCCAAGGAGTTTTTAAATTAGATGTTGCTTGTACTGATCCATCTTTTACTTTTTGGATTAGTCATTGGGGAAATATGGGATCTGATGGGTCTACGGTAAATACGAATAATACATATACTAGTGCAAGTTGGGGATATTTATATTGGAACTATAATCAACAATCAGGTTCTTCCTCTGAAGTATTTTCAACATATGCCATACCCAAAGTAGTCTCAATTAATAATAGTGGTAGTTGGAACAGTTCTATTTTCTTTTCAGGTATAAGTGGTAATGATAATCTAGCTCTTTGGTATGGACCTCTTACTCATGGTGCTACTTTTTATTATGCAAAAAGCAGTAATGTTTCATCAAATGTAGCAAATGATATTGTTAAAACTACAGGAAGTTGGTATTAATGCGTAGGAATTTTGGTTTTATTGGTGGTGGTTTTAAAGACGCTACTATTGATACATCCTACGGGATAGCTGATATACACGATAACAGGTATTGGCAACAACAAAACCTTTGGCCTAAACCAAAAAGTGTAGATTCTTTAACGTATTCAGTTTCTACATCAGTTACAGAAGGAGAGCATACTCAAGTTACTTTTACAGGATCAACAACAGGATATCCTGAAGGAGCTTTAATCTATTATGTTATTGACACAATAGATGGTCAGACTCCATACGATATAGGAACTTCTACAAAAGGGACAGTAGAAGTTGACGCAAGTGGAAATTTTTCTCTATATCTTGGATCTAACGCTGATAATGATAGCCATTTTAGAGGGGATTATATACAAGTTAGTATTTATAATACTAATTGGGTTAGTTACATAGGGCCTGGTGTTTCTGTAGCAGTAACTGACACTGCTGGCATTAACCAACTTTATGCAACTTCAATGTCAACAGGTACTGCAATAGCCAATACAAAAAATAAAAATTCTGGCACACACAATTTTCCTACTTATGGTCATCCTAGTGGTAGTCAGACTAGTGTTAACGGATATTATTGGAGTGATTGGGGCAATGACATATTTGATGGTTGGGGCTATTGGCATTTTTGGAATCCTACACATGGTGTAGCTGAAATTACGACTACTACAAAAGCAGAGTACACCTATAATAGTAACTTTCAAGATGATACAACTGTTTCAGTAGCAGCACAAAATTGGACAAATTGGGTAACTGAAGCTGCTAATGGCACAGTAAATACAGTATACTTTGTAGCAGATTTTAACCAAGGTGGGGCAACAAACTCATCCTTACGAAAACATGTTAAAATGCAGTATGGTTATTTCTCTCAAGGTGCATATGCTATGCTCATAACCTTTGCTGATTACACTTGGCCATTTCGCTTTTGCATGGGTGGTAACATGGGAAGCGATGGGAATACAGTAAACAGTAATCAGTCTGGAACTTACACCTCTTCTAATACTGTTAATTTTACTTTGTATGGCAATTACAATTATCAAAATGGTAGCTCTAGTGAAATATTTTCTACTTATTTTATTAATAGGTTAGAAAGTCAAAGTGCAGCTATTAATAGAGGAATTAGTGGTGACAATTTATACCTATGGACTAATGAAATAAAAGGTGGTGTTGACTGTTATTTTATTAAAGGAGCTTGGTCTACTTTTGCATCTGGTGTTGCCTCTTCAACAACTAGAACTGTTCAAGCAATAAACATATTTAGTTAAAAGGTTTATATAATGAAATACTACTCAATTAATAAAGGTCATCCAACACTACAATTACCTAGCAGAATTAGACTGCCAGATGCTACTACAAAAACTGATCTTGAAAGTTACACTGATGAAGAGTTAAAAGAATTTGGTATCGAAGTAGTAGATGCACCACCATCTTTTTCTGAATGGTATAAAAGAGCTAATTGGTACGAAACAGAATGGCGCATTGAAGATATTTCTTCTGATGAAAAAGCTCAAACATTAAATGAAAAGTGGATAGCTATTAGAAAACAAAGAGATACTTTTATAAATGAATGTAGTTATTTAGTTGAAAAGTATGATAGTGAAATTAGAAGAGAAGTAACTCCTACTATTAATATATCTAAGGTAGACGAATACATTGAAAAATTAAGGCAAATACCACAAGAACAAACAGATCCGTTTAGTATTGTGTGGCCTAGTTTAGATTACAAGGTATAAATATAAATGAGTTTTGGTGGATTAACCTTTAGTCAAGACACTTTTGCAGGTGTAGGTAGTGTAAGTGTTGAAGTAGTTTTACCTAGTCTTGGTTTAATTACCTCTATCTCACCAGTTTTATTTTCAGGTGACTCTGCCGTAACTATAAATACACCACCTACAGGATTAACAGTAGACGTTGGTGGGACAACTGTAACAGGCAATGCAGCTATTTCACTTGGAGCAGCTTCTACCTTTCCAATAGTAAGTGGTATAAGTACTGTTGAGCTTACAGGTGATGGATCTGTTTTATTACCATCTATAAGTGGTACGTTAGGTTTAACTGCTGTTAGTATACAAGGTTCTGTACTTTTTGAACTAACATCTGGTTTTGCTTTATCAACAGGATTTACAGGGCCTACAGAGTTTACAGGAACAGCAGTAGTTACACTACCATCAATTTCTGCATCTATGGGTATAAGTGCTGTAGATATTAGTGGTGGAGCAACCTTTAATATTACAGATTCTTTTGAAGTTACTTCAGCTATTAGCACTGTAACAATCGTAGGTAATGCTCTTGTTGAATTAACAGGTCTAAGTTTAACTTCTACAATAGATACCAATTCAGGTGTTTATGTATTTAATGCAGAAGATTACAGCAGAGAGAGAACAGTTTATGTAGACTTTAAAGATAACTTTATTTCAAATAATATTTTTATCGCAGAGCAAAACAGAACTATTTACATAACTGAAAAACCACATCTTGTTTCTTCTACTGTACAAATACCAGAACAAAATAGAATAATATACATTAGAGAAAAACAACACGAATTGCAATCTAGGGTAGCAAAAGCAGCATAGGAAAATAAAATGTCTTATAAATGGCCTAATAAAGATCCTGATGAAATACTAGACTATAGCATTGATTGGTCTAGATTTTTAGGTAGTGATACAATATCTACCAGTCCAAGAGTAGCATGGTTTATTGATGATGCAAGTGGTGTTAAAACTGCTGCTACATATAATTCTGATGTAACTATAAATGGTTTAAAATCAGTGGGTGCTAATCAAACACAAACAACTACAGTTGCAACAATTAGACTTGCATTAGGAACTGTCAATACAAGCTATAAGATAACTTGTCAGATGACTTCTAGTAGTGGATTAGTTTCTGAAAGAACTGTGACACTAAGGATTAAGGAAAACTAATATGGCTTATAATTTTTTAGAGTTAGTAAATGAAATTAATAGAAGATTGAACGAAGTTGAATTAACTACTACTACGTTTTCAACAGCTTCAGGATTTTACCAGTCAGCTAAAGATGCTGTAAATTCTTCAATAAGACATATTAACCATGAAGAGTATAACTGGCCTTGGAATCACAGAGAAGAAGAAGAAACTCTTACAGCCGGTGTTGTTAGATATTCTTATCCTGAAGATGTCAAGTTAATTAATATGAATAGTTTCCGTATTAAAAGAAACTCTGCATTAAATGTAGATACACGAAAATTAACTATTATGGATTACCAGGAATATCTTGACAACCATGTTGATAACGAATATAATAGTAGTACTAGTATTAGATCAACTCCTAGATTTGTAATTAGAACTCCAAGCCAAGAGTTTATAGTACTACCTAATCCTGATAAAGCTTATGAGATAATATACGAGTACTATCAAAATCCTGTTTCTTTATCCTTACACTCAGATGTACCAACTGTACCTAAAGAATTTCAACATGTTATAGTTGATGGTGCGATGTTCTATGCATACCAGTTTAGGGGAGATGTGCAAGCCTCTCAACTAGCTCAACAAAAATTTGTAGAGGGTGTTAAGTATATGAGAAGTCTCTACATTAACAGATACGATTATCTTAGGTCTTCTATGATAGTCTCAAGTCACGGTTTAAGTAGTAATCCAAGGTTATCATAATGGCAACAGACTGGCAAACATTTCCATTAGAGTTTAAAGGTGGTTTAATATCAAACCTAACACCATTACAGCAAGGTACAAATGCTGTTGGCAGTGCTACTATCTTAGAAAACTTTGAACCATCTTTGACAGGTGGTTATAGTAAGATAAAAGGTTTTAAAAGATTTAATCCTAATGTTGTTACAGGATCAGGTAAAGTACAAGGTCTTGCCTTAGTTAGTAATGGTTATACTGCAATAGCTGTACGTAACGATAAATATTTTGTAGTTACTTCTAGTACTGTAGTACAAGCTCACTCTAATAGTGCAACTAACTATGCAGGAAGAACAGCCTTGTCAGGTGGTAAAGTAAGACACTGTAACTATGACTTTGGTTCTGGAGAAAAAACTATATTTGTAGATGGTTTTAATGCCCCTGCATTTTACGATGGGAATGCAAACAGTACTTCTGTCAGCTTTGCTAATCCTGCAGCTAGTGAGTTTGTTCCTATTGTAGGTGCTAAGTTTGTAACAGAGTTTAAAAATCATCTTGTACTTGGTAAGGGCAGTTCTGTTTTTATAGGTGATACTAATACTGATGACTCTTTTGCTACAAATGGTTTAGAATTAAAAGTTAAATCTACTGTTACAGGTCTTATTGTTTTTAGAGAGCAGTTAATTATTTTTACTAAAGATAGTATTCAAAAAATTACAGGTTCAGCTTCTACTGGTAGTGATGCATTTGTACTAACACCTATTGCAAAAAACATAGGCTGTATTAAAGAAGATACTATTCAAGAGGTTGGTGGTGATATTTTATTTTTCGCCCCAGATGGAATTAGATCATTAGCTGCTACAGAAAGAATTGGTGACTTTAGTTTAGATGTTGCATCCCAACCTATTAAGGAAGATGTAGATACTTTAAGTGCTACTTCGTTTGATTCGTTAATTATTAGAGAAAAAGCACAGTATAGATTACTTGCTTATAATGATAGTGTTGATAATTTAGACTCAGTAGGTTTAATTGCAACTAAGTTTATTGCTCAAGGTGGTACTGGTATTAATTGGGCTAGAACAAGAGGTATTAAATCTTACGCATCTGACTCACGATATTATGGAGAAGCAGGTGCTTTAGGTGAGTTAATTATTTTTGCTAATACTGATGGTTACATCTATCAGTTAGAATCTACTGCAGGTTTTGTTGATAGCTCTAATAGTGCAGTTAATATTACTGCTGTTTATGAGTCACCGTTCATGCCTATTAATGACCCTGCTATTAGAAAAACTTTTTATAAACTCTTGTTGTTTCTTGAGCCTGAAGGTGGTGTTACAGCCGATGTTAATATTAAGTACGATCAAGATGAAGTAGATGTTATACAACCAGCTACTATTCAAATAGAAACAACAGGGACAGGTATATCTAAATTTAATGATGTAAACTTTGCGTATGCTACAGGGACAGGACCTGCATATAGTGATGACCCTAATCCAAGTCTTTATAGTGTAGACTTAGATAAACTATATAGAAACAATGTTGTTGGTTCTGGTAAAACGGTGGCTATACGTATACAAGAATCTTCAACTAAACCTTCATTCAGACTTGATACTGCTGTATTTGAGTATAGTGTAGAGACAAGGCAATAGGAGACAAATAATGGGAAATACATATCAAACTAGAGTTGTATCGGGGAATGGGGTTGGTCTTCCTACAACTGGTGGAATAATTAAATCAGAACATATAAACAATGAATTTGATTCGGTAATAGCTGCATTCAGTGCTAGTACAGGACATTCACATAATGGTGCAGATAGTGCTAGAGTAGTAAAATTAGGAGCAAACGAAGAATTACAGACAGCTACAACATCTATATTTCCAGGTACAGTTACAATAGATATAGGAACTTCAGGAGCTAAGTTTAGAGATGCTTTTATAAGTGGTACTGTTAGTATAGATACATCTCTTAAAACGCCCACTATAGCTGATACAACAGGTAATGAAGCAATAAAGATAACTGCTACAGGTAGTGCAGTTAATGAGTTTACAGTTGCAAATGCAGCTACTGGTGGAGATGTTACTCTGTCATCTACAGGTGATGATACTAATATAAGTATTGCTATAACTCCTAAAGGATCAGGGCTAGTCAAAATAGCTGAAGGAGATTTAGCTTTTGGATCTACTGCTATAACAACAACTGCAGCTGAACTAAATGTTTTAGATGGTAGTGCTACTACTCAAGCTACAGTAACATTGCAAGGAACAGATGGTGTTGTAATATCAGATGCTGATACTATGACACAAGCTCTTGTATCTGATTTTGATACTTACATCTTTAGTCAAAGAAGTAAAGATCAAGATGCTATGACTGATGATTCAGACACACACTTTCCAACACAACAATCTGTAAAAGCTTATGTTGATAGTGGGTCTACTACTATAACTAATAAAAATATTAGTGCAGATGATAATCCAATAACTGAATTAGAAACGGACAACTTTAAAACAGGTGCTATAGATACAGATCTTACAAGTGTTTCTGGAACTGATAATACATTAGCTTCTGCTAAAGCAATTAAAACTTATGTAGATGCTCAGTCTTCAAATGCCAGTTCTAACATGACAGGTGTTACAACTGCTGATGTAATTGGTGGTAATTTAGGAACTTCTGGTTCGCCTATTGTTATAACTGTTACTGTAGCAACAAAGTCTGGACATCCGTATCAAGGTCAAGGCAGTAGTAGTGCTTATGTTTTAAATGGTAAACAATCGCCTGCAATAAAGTTTCATGGTGCAGATTCTTCTTATCCTTACTACTATGAGTTTGATCAAAGTGATAGCAGTAATTCAAGTCACCCACTTAGATTTTATTTAGATGCTGCTAAAAGTGTAGCTTATACTACGGGTGTAACAACAAGTGGTACTCCGGGATCTAATGGAAAAACAATAATAGCTGTTGACAAAGATACCCCAAATATACTATACTATCAATGTAGCAGTCATAATTACATGGGTAATCATGCTACAACAATTAGCAGTAAACTAAACAATGGAGCTTTAATAAGCTTACCTACAACAGAAGATACTCTTGTTGGTAGAGCTACATCAGATACTCTTACAAATAAAACTATTGATTTAACTGATAATAGTATTTCAGGAACTACTGCTGAATTTAATACAGCTTTAAGTGATGGTTCTTTTGCAACATTAGCAGGTAGTGAAACACTTACTAATAAACAATTAACTAATCCAGAGTTTAATGAAGCTGTAAACATGACAGCTACTTCAACAGAATTAAATAAACTAGATGGTGTAACTGCAAGTACTGCTGAAATAAACTATTTAGATATAACTACATTAGGTACATCAGAGAATAGTAAAGTATTAACTACTGATAGCAGTGGAGATACTATTCACTCAGGCGAGTTTAGAGCAACATCTTATAATGAAACTGGTACTAGTTTAACTTCTAATACTAGTGTAACTATAAATCTAGAAATAGGTAATGTATTTTTTGTAACTGCAGGACACAGCATTACTTTTAGTTTTGCTAATCCCCCTTCTTCACCACAAGGTTACGGATTTACTTTAAAAGTAACGCAAGATGGATCTGGTGGTAGAAGTTTAACATGGCCTTCTACAGTAAGATGGCCTTCAGGTAGTGTTCCAACGCTAACAGGATCAGCAAGTTCTGTAGAAGTATTTACATTTTTTACCCATGATGGTGGTAGTAACTATTATGGTTTTCATGCAGGAACTAATCTAAGTGGTTCAGGTGGAACATCTTCATAAGGAATAAATATGAGTGGTATTAGTAGAAAAGTTACGATGGGTGCAGGTGGTCAAAAGCTTGCAGTAGAAGACGTATTTAAAACTTGGAGATTCACTGGCTATACAGGCGTAGATTATCCTATTAAGTTAGGGGAAACTACAACTACCTCTGGCATAGATTTGCAGAACAAAGGTGGAATGGTTATCTTAAAAAATTTAGATACGACAAATAGTAGAGGTACTATGATCTTTGATACTGTTAGAGGGGTAAACAAGTTGTTAAGAGCAGACACCTCTGATGCACAAGTAACTGTATCTAATAGTTTATCTGCTTTTAGTACTACTGGTTTTACTGTAAACACAGATAATTTAATGACTTCTGGTAACAGTGAAGGTAATAGGTTTTCAGCCTATGTCTTTCGTAAAGCACCCAAGTTTTTTGATGTAGTTACTTATCAAGGAAATGATGGATCTAATCCATTCGCTCACAACTTAGAACAAAAACCGGGAATGGTTTGGATAAAAAATTTAGATAGTGATAGTACTGATTGGGTTGTTTGGCATAAAGGAATACATAATGACTACTTAGCTAATGATCATCTAACTCTTAATAGTGCAGGTGATAGTGGATCTTTAGTTTCTAATTGGATGCCACAAACAACTGCAACACAATTTGGAGTTTATGGTACAAACAGTAGAATAAATCAAAATGGTATAAATTATATTGCTTATCTTTTTGGTGATGATGACTCTGAAGATGGTATGATTAGATGCGTAAAAATGGGTGCTTATGATTCTTCTAATACAGACACTTTAAATTCTAACTACTATGACTTTGGTTGGAAAGCACAATTTGTTTTAGCTAAGGCATACAAGTTTGGTGATAGTAATAGACACTGGATGGTTGGGGATAAGCTACGTGGTTTAACTGCTAACTTTAATAATAGTGGTGGTGACCAACAAGATAGCTATGGCTCAAATGTTTATTCTTTAGACGAAAATACAATAGAAAGAAAGCTAGACGGAACTCTTTTAACTTCTAGTGGAGAGGGAAAAATTCATTCTTTTGGTGGAACATCTAATACTTTGTTTGGAAAAGAAATTTATAGACATGAGTTTGGTTTTAGTAACTCTAACTTTGGAAGTAACCCAGATAAGTATAGTGCTGTTTATATGCACATAAGAGATGAACCTATGAGAGTGCCTGATAGGTCAAGATGTTATGGAAATTTTAACTTTGATGGCAATACTAATACTTGGGATGCTGCTACTTATAGTATGGATTCTTATGGAAGAAACAATGGTGGTGGTTCTTGGACAACCTTTAATAAAAATTACGATACTTTTGATGCTACTTCTGAAGAAGGTTGGCCCCCAGATTTTTGGATAAATGGTTATTTAGTTGGTGGTGGCGCAGGAATAAATAGGTTTGGAGCAAGATACTTGTGGACAGAAAGAGGATCTGCTGTGAGATCTGACCCAACTTATCTTAGTATAAACTCTCCTTGGAATTCAGGTTTAGTAAATGGTAGTTGGAGTCAAAATTCTGGACTTGACCCTGATCAGTATTTTGCAGATCATCCCAGAGGTTTTGGTTTTGAAGAGGATATACATACACTTCAAGCAGTTCATAATGAAACTTGGTCTTGGAAAGAAACACCAGAAGTATGCAGTATAAAATATTATAGAGCTTTATCTGGAGCAACATCTAGTAATGCTTATATGATACCTCATAGATTAGGTGCAGTTCCAGAATTAATTTTGTACAAACACACGAATGATATTTATACTTCAGCAAAAGATTGGTTAGTCTATCATAAAGATTTAGAAGTAACTTCATCAACAAATGCAAAACAAGTATTTTTAAGTAATGATACTACATTTAATATTCAATGGAACCCTTATACCCTTCCAACTGCAACTAATTTTTGTATTGGTGGGAATATGATTGATTATAATGGTGTATCAGGAAGTGATTTTATAGCTGTATTATTTGCATCAAAAAGTGGATATTGTGATATAGGTAGTTTTGATCACACAACAGGGAGTAATACTACTGTTTCTTTAAATTTTGGAGCTAACTATCACCCAAGATTTTTAGTAGTAAAAAGAGTAACAGATGGAAGTTCAATCGCAGATGGACATTGGATGACTTTTGGTCAATATCTAAATCCAAGTAATTACTATGGTACAAGAGGTTTAACTTTAAATGGTGGAGATGGTCTTACTTCAGCCTCGACTAATTATTTTACTAGCACAATTCCTAGTGGTGGTGGTTTTACTTTTCATGCTGATCAATCAACAGGTAAATATATTTACTGGGCAATGGCCTAAAGGAGAAAAAGATGTCGTACTACTACAATCCTACTAAAACAGAGTTAAAAACGTGGAGTCAAATAAAGGTTGACTACCCTAACACTTCTTTTCCAAATGAGCCGAATACTGCATTAGTTAATGATCTTGGTTTTGAAGAAGTAATATTTCCTACTAAACCAACTCCTTCTAGTAATTTAAAAATTATTGTAGAGGATGGTGTTAAAGAAGAAGCTGATGGTTGGACTTTAGTATACAAAGAAATAGATTTACACTCTGATACAACAGACTCTGAAGGTAACGTAACAACTAAAGCTAGTAAAGATGAGAAATTTTTACAGAAGGTTGATGAAAACAAACAAGAAAGAATGAGAAATATAAGAAACAGTATGCTAACCGAAACAGATTTTTATGCCTTATCAGATGTAACCATGTCTGATAGTATGAAAACTTATAGGCAAGCTCTTAGAGATTTGTCAACACACAGCAACTGGCCTAATATTACTGAATCTGATTGGCCTACTAAACCATAATGTTTGATCCAATTACCATAGGTGCTGCTCTAACCACAGCAAGCACAGCTTTCGCAGGTCTAAAGAAAGCATTTGCAGCAGGTCGTGATATAGAAGCCATGTCAGGAGATTTATCAAGGTGGATGAGTGCAGCATCAGACATAGATCAAAAAGAAAAGTCAACCAAGAAACCACCTATCTTTCGTAAGGTATTTGGATCAGTTGAGCAGGAGGCTCTAGAAGCATTCGCAGCCAAGAAAAAATTAGCAGAACAACGCTACGAGTTGGAGCAATTTATAAAGTTCAGTCATGGTCA